CGGCCGTAGGCATCCCTGGCTTCTGCCCGGCATAGGGATTGGCGGCAATTTTCGTCTGACTCTTGAAGGAATCCTGCAGCTTCGTTAAGGCATTGTTAAGACTCTTGCCGACCTCCGTCTTGGGGGTCTGCAACTTGGCGGCCTCGATAGCATCGATCACCGTCTGTCCGCTGATCTTCACGCCCTGCTTCTCGGCCTGCTTCATCAGGGCGACCTTTTCCGCCCGCTCCGGAATGGCCCTGGAGGAGTAGTCGTCCACGGCCTCCTTGACCTTCTCGCCGAGCTCGAATTCCGCCCCGACTTTCGGCTCCATCATGGTCCGGTTGAACCGGGCGACCCGGCGCGGGTCCCGGAAGTAGCGGCTGAACTGGGGGGCGACGCCGGCGAATCGGGACAGAACGTCGAAGGCGGTCCTGACGGCTCCGGTCCCGACTGCCTGCGTCAGGCCGACTTTCAGGGACTCCTTCGGCTTTACCTCGTACTCCGGCTGGTTCAGGTGCCGCAGGGACTGGAAGCCCAAGTCTGCGCCACCCGCCACGGCCCCCTCAAGGGCCGCTGCAGGAAGCAGGCTCATAGGGGCGGTGAACGGCGCAGTAGCAAGCGCAGCGCCTCCCACGAGCAGCCCACGGGCCATTTCGGGGCTAACGGGGCCCTCGCTGGGGATATAAATTGGCGGCGAGGTCATCATCGGTGTTCCACGTGGAACACTCCGAAACGGGTCCTGGCCCTGGGAGTAGTTGTCCGGTGCGGCTCCCGCGGTGGCCGGAGCCACGGATCCGTAGCCCTCGAGCGCCGCCAGGTCCTTGAAGGCCTGCTCCTTCGGGATGCCGGCGGCCTGAGCCTTCCTGAGCAGCTCAGCCCGCTTCTCGTCAGGGAGTGGTTGGGGCAACGCCCTGCTCCTGCTTCAGCTTCTCGAGGAACTGCTGATACTCCTGGACCGCCGGATCGGCCGGAGCCGACCCTGCCCCTGGAACGGTGCGGCCAGCAGCCTTGTACTTGGCCCTGATGTCAGAAATCATCTGGTTGGTGATGTTCCGAAGTTTTGTCCTTGCGCCATCGACGGTGTCGATGCCTGGAATGGGGAACTGCCCCTCGTAACGATCCAGCTCCTCTATCGGGAAGGTGGCCCCGGACTGAGCTCGAACGTAAGGGAACAGAACCGACTTCACCTGGGAGAAGTAGTCCACCAGCTCCTGGGGCGCAACTATCGGGCCGAAGGTCTGCGGGGCCGCTTTGGCCTGAACGTAACGGATTACCTGGTCCAGCTTGTTGCCACGCCCGCCAAGCGCCTTCTCAGTTGATACGAAGGCCTCCTCGAGTCCTGGGATGTTCCCGAGGGCTCCCTGCTCGCCGCCGGTGCCCGTAATCAACCCGGCAGGCGGTTGCGGCTCCAGGATGGCACCGCCGGGGCCCTTAACTTCGGTGGCCACACCACCGCTGCCCTTGGAAATCTTCACAAATCTGGCCTGTGGATTCCCATTTTTGTCAACGACCATCCCCGGCAGTATGGCTGGCCCGTATCCAGCCGGACCCAAGTCAAGCTCGTAAACCTGCTCCTGCGTCACTGGATCAAGGAGCGGCTTCGTCTCTCCAGAGATGGGATCCGTGAGGCGCAGAAAGCGGTGCGATACCCCATCCACATCTCTGACGAACTCGCTCTTGACACCCTTGGCACCGGTGACCTTCATTTTGGCTATCTTCTCGGCGCCAGCCTGCTGCTGGCCTTCCTGGAAGACGCTGATGCGGGCTTGGTTCCTGAGCATGCGCTCCGCCGCGGCGTTCTCCTCCTGGCGCTTCTGGTACTCCCTGACCTGCTGCGCCTGCAGTTCTGCTTGCCGCTGCTGGCTGGCTGCGAAGGCGCCCATCGCCGGCGGCGCTCCACCGGCCTTGACCGCAGCCATGGCGGCAATGGCATCCCCCAGGGCGCCGGCAAAGTGCCGCGGCGTTCCACCGAATAGGGCGTCTTGCAGGGCGGTAGGAGGAGCAGGTCCAGCCGGTGGTGCCGCGGGGGCCGGGGCGGTCTCGAGGGAGGCGATCAGGTCCTGAATCATCCGTGCTTGTGGATCCTCTTCGTCCTGGCCCGCCCCTGCTGGGTACTGAATTCCGAATGGCATCTATCCTCCCATTCCGCCGCCGCCGAAGGCCTGCAGCAGGCTTCCGATCATGGCCGTGTTGGCCGCACTGCTTGTCTGGTCCGCCTGCGATTGCATCGCGTTTGCGGCTTGAATTCCTGGCAGGCTCTGGCCCTGGCCAGACGAGATGAACTGCAGGATCGTGTCCAGGAGCTGGTAGGTCTGCCCCACGTCCCCGCGGCGCAGCTGGTCGCTCTCCGTCAGGGCCTGATTGCGAGCTCCCTGCTCGGCTCTGGCCTGGTTGGTATTCAGGGCCTTCTGCAGGGCCCCCTTGATGGAGACCGGCAGATTGCCGCGCGCGGCCGCTCCAGCCTGCTCAGAACGCAGGTTCCCGTAGTTCTGGCCGATGGACCGCATCTCAGCACCGAGGCGCGGCCGGATGGCATCCTCGATTCCTGAGCCCATGCCCCCTGGGTTCCGAAGCATCTCGCCGATACCCTGAATCCCCTGACCAAGGGTAGGGCCAGCCCCTCTCAGCTCAGGAGGCAGGTACCGTCCCAGCGTGCTGTAATGCGCTGCTTCGCCTGCCGTCTTCTTTGCTGCGACCTGTCTGCCGAAATCCCCGCTGGGATCGATGAAATCGAAGGGCGTAGGCATCAGCGGCCTCCCCCGCCACCGAAGCCCTGCAGTAGGCTCGCCAGGGCAGCCATGTTGGCATTGGAGCTTCTCTGGTAATTTTCCGAGCGGTTCTGGGCCGCACCTATGAGGCCTGGGATGGCTTGGCCTCTACCGCTGGAGATGAACTGCATGATGGTGTCCAGCAGCTTGTAGGTGTGCTGGAGGTCCTCTCTCTTGAGCTGATCGGTCGAGCCCAGCCCCTGAGTCCTGGCGCCTCGCTGGGCTCCCTCCTGAGATGTCCCCAGCGCTTGCTGCAGGAGCGCCTTGATCGATGGCGGAAGGTTCTTGGCGCCGGCGGCTCCAGCCTGCTGGGTGGCTTGGTTACGGAAGTCCTGCGCGATGCCCTGAGACTGCATGGCGACTTGCGGCGCCACGGAAGACGACACCTGCGAGGAGAGCTGGCCAGGGTTCCTGATGAGGTTCCCGATCCCCTCCATCCCAGCGCCGATGAGGGGCCCGGTCTGCTCTCTACGAAGTTCAGGAGGCAGATAGAACTGCAGGTCCTCAAATGGCCGTCTCGCTTCGTACTTGAGGCGATCGGCTTCAGCTCCGGCCTTCTGCTTGGCCTTGGACCCCTTGTAGTAGTTGTACCCGGCGGTGGCTATCCCTGCTACGCCCATATCAGATCTCCCGGCAGAGCATCGAACAGGGCCACGTCACGTGGCGCCCCGTGCGCGTCCTTGCGCTGCCTCACAATGCCGATGAGGTTGAATCCGATCCTCGCGGCGAAGTTGAGCCCGAGGTGGTTCTCGCAGTCCACTTCTCCGACGAGCCGATCCAAGTCGTTACGGATCATCAGGTCGTAGGCAGCCTTGCTGCTGAGCGCCGGCCTTCCCATTCCCCTCTTGTCCCAGATGTAGACGTGAATCGTGCCGACGCTCTCTTCGCCATGGATGATGCTGGACAGGTAGAACATTCCCCACCCATCGCCGATGGGCATGGCGGCCTCCCAGTCTTGGCACATCTCTGGGCGTTCGGCGATTCTCGAGGCGACGCGATCAGGTGTCATGCTGGCTGATTCTCTTCCGGGGTCGGCACGGCTCTCGGACCGGCCGGCTCCTTCAGGGCTTCATTCTCTTGGCGCAGTCTATCACCCTCCTCGGCCAGCGCCTCCACCTGAATATGGAGGGCTTCGTTCTCAGCCAGGAGCTTCAGTACCGCTCGAGCGATAAGATCGGCGTTGAGGTTCATAGATTGCTGATCGTCACGGTCTGGGTAGCGCCGTAGACGATGGTCCCGTCGGCGATCCAACCCATCAGTTTCACAAAATTACGCATCCCGTCTCCCACAAGAAAGCCACGCACCAACTCGAAATCAGCGCTGGTGAAATTGGACTTGCTCTGGGAGCCGGTCAGGGCCGGGACGCCGTTGTTGAGAAGCTGAATCTGCATGCTAATCGAATAGGCCATTGGACCCTCTTCCTGGTCTTACGTTTATCGAAGTTCCAGCACAACCGTTCCCACGTTTATGAGGTCTGCCGCAGCATTTGCGGCTCCCTCCAACTCAAACACTGCATCCCCCGCATAGGTAGCGGAGTTGAGGGCCTGCCACGCGGAGACTCGCGTGATCCAGGCACCCGTAGCGGGGAAAGAGTTGATCGGAGTTATGTTCTGTGTGTTGGTTACATCGACCACCTTAATCGTGATAGCTGCAGATGAGAGAGCACTGTTGCTGCAGCGGCTCATGAGGCGCGCCTCTCGAAAGCGGGTGAAGTCGAGGTTGTGCAGGTTCATCTGATTCGCGCCGCCGAAGGGCTGATAGGTCCCCAGGCCTCCTGGATCCACAGTCCAGTTGTATGCAACCTGGTGCACCGTGATGATCTGATAGCTGAAATTGGCCCGCCATGGTTGCCATGTTCCGCCATCGTCGATCTCTGGGAGATAGAGCTTGCTGCCCGCAGTGGTGTGTATGTAGAGCCGGTTCGCGCTTCCTGCCGCCGGCTGACTTCCGGTGGTATCGACGCCCACTGCTCTCGATACGATAGACATGCGTCATCTCTTAAGTCGCGGGTGCTGCGGTTCCGGTGTCAACTACATTTAGGATGACATTCCCGGTTCCGGCGGCGGTTCGCGCGAAGGAAGCGAAGCCGTCGCTGTCGACAGTCATGGTCATGCCCGAGTTGCCAGTAGCATCGACAAAGGTGCGCCAGAACCTGGGAGTGCCCTGCGTGTCCTTGCTCATGAGTCCTCTGCTCGCCGTGTTGCAGAGATAGTCACTCAGCGGGCTCTCGAATGTATTGTCTCCGATGAAGCTGCGCCGAGTTATGCCGACCGCATGCAACACAGACTGAAAGCCGTAGGCAATGGCAGGTGTTCCCGTGGTGATGGCGGCGGCATGGTAGCTCACGCGAGTGCTACCGGCAGTGAGCGCGTTGGCCTTGAATCCATAGTGGTTCAAGAGGGTCCCGGAGATGGCAAGCGTTACGGAGCCCTTCGCCTCGAAGCTGATCTTGTCCGCCACCGCCGAACGCAGGAAAGTGTTCGTAGTAGAGGACTGAAAATCCACTACTGAAGTGACCGTGGTTCCAACGGTGGAAGAATTGACGGTCATGGTGGAAGTGCGGAAGCCAACTACCGATCCCTGAAACCTGGAATTGCCGCTGGCGCCGCCGGTCACGGCAATGCGGATCCCCTCGACATTGCGGAAGCTGGGAGCCGCGGCGGTGGAGAGAGTCCCGGATAGGTTCATGTTTATTCCGGTTATCAGCCCTCCGGCGGCATCCCCAATGTTCGTATTGACCAAGAGCACGCTCATCGCGGAAGGGCTGACGGCGGCTTCGTCGTAATTGCTCTTGGAGAACGACAGCAGGAGCTGATCGGTCAGGGCCGTACCGGCCATGGAGATATTGCCGTACTTGCCGACGCGCAATGCGTTGGTGGCGTTGGGCGCCATCAGCGCGATGGCGTTCGCTGCGAAGGTGGTTGAGGCCGTCAGCAGGGCCCCCTCGGTCCCATCGTCAGTCAGGCGCAGCGTGCGGTTTCGATTCGTCTCAGCGGACAGCGCTTGCGCGTTCCATGTTGCCGTACTCCCCGAGATCGTGACGCTGACGCCGAAGGTGCTGGAGAACCCCAGGATTCCGCCAGTGACTCCGGAGATGCCGGAGAGCATATTCGTCCAGCTGGTGCCGTCCCAGATCGATTCGATATGGGTGGTCCGATCGAAGAAGTGAAGGCCCGGCTTCGATGGAGAAGATGGCCGCGCCGTGACGGTGGTCGCGCTCAGGGTGGGCAAGAAGTCATCCGCTGCTGGAGCCGCAGCGAGTGTCGTCATGAACTCAAACCACGGATTCAGAACCGTGGGATTGGTATCCGGCGTGCCGTCTGCTCCGTCCGGCCAGTCAGCATTGGCATTGTTGTAGCCCACCGTGACGTTGCAGTCGCTGGCGATTGCTGCCCAGCCGAGGCCAACCTCGAGGTAAAGAACGTCCCCAGCGACCGTGATGTACCCGTCATCCACAATGGGCGTTGCGAGCAAGGCCTGGACGTGCCCGGGGGTGAAGCCATAAAAGTTAGTCGCCGTGAAGGCCTGGACCACAGTCGCCTTGTGCGTCCCGCCATTGCGGATATGGGCCGCGATTGACCGGCTGACATTGTTGGTGTTGTTCTGCCGGAACCCGGCCAGCTCGGCCCGCACAGTGCCAGTGATCAGAAGGCCGACCGGCAAGGTGTATTCGTACATGACGTGCATGGTGTAGCGATTCGGAGGCGTGGCAAGGGCCGGCTGCCCAGATGGAGTGGAATAGGATGTCGTGGTAGGCGTAGTCCCCGAGGGAATCAGTTTGAGCGTCCTACCCGGGACGCCCTGCGGGACCCTCAGATCGGTCGTCCAGGTGGAATCAATCGCCGTCACCCCGGACGATTGCACGACAGTGTTTTCCATGTAGAAACGTGAGGCCATTAGGGCGCCGCCGATCCGGTGTCATGGAAATAGGGGATCCCGTCCGTAGACATCGCCATACGCCAATAGTGGGGCGTTCCGTCGACCATGACGAAGCCGAAGCCATTGGTCAGAGCCGCGAAATCGCTGGTGCTCCGCCTGACTGCGGTAGAGTCGACCTTCAGGACCGTACCCGCGGAAGGCTGCAAGGAAATGGCCGCCACGGTGAAACCGGCGGACTGGGTGAGCAACGCCCCATTGGTCATGTCATTCGTCAGCGTCAACGTGTTGGTCGTGCCCAATGCCATGAGCGCCTGCGGGAACTTGATCGTGGAGTTGATGGCCACTACCGTATTCGTCGTTCCGATTGCATTGGTCGTGGAGAATGTTAGAGATGGGACCCCGATCGCCGAGGAGGATCCGTTGATGATGTTCGTGATCGACGGAACCAGGCGGGTGACGGAGACCTGCGGGGTCGCATTGAGAACAATGCTGGCATCGCTGCGCTTGGTGTTCTGTATCGGGCTGGTAAGCGAGGCCTCAAGGCCCGCCAGATCCCGCAGCGTGAGGTTCAGATGCTCGATATGAGAACGCAGGCGTGGCTCGAAGAGATGAAGAGGGAGAGGTGAAAACTGAATGGCCATCAGGCACCCTCTCTCCCGCCAATCGACTCAACTCCTGCGATGTCCACGTCCACCCAATGGACCCCGTAGGAACGAGTCCCAACGCTCTGGATCTTCAGTGAGAAGCTGTTCACCTGACGCCCCAGCACGACTTCGCTGACATTGCGTTCCTCGGTATTGCTCATGAGCTTGAACTCAGCGTTGGAATCGCGCCGATTGAAGTAGAAGCGGTGCTCGATCCTGGGCGGCCCGGCATCATGCATCCAGGCCACGTTCCCAAGGTCTGCGACCTGGTGCGCACCGGCAGGCAGGAACTCCTTGCTCTGCATCATGAAGCTCACGGAGCCCACCGAATCCACGAGATGGGAGTCGTCCACGTCCTGAACGCTCTCCTGATAGACCTGGCCGTTTCCCTGGCGAGAATCGATGGAGACGAGCGTGCGCTTGCCGTCCGGGCCAGCAACGGTCTGGGCGTCGGCCAATGGACCATGGTCGCCAAAGCTGACGCGCACGCCACGATTGGTGAACTCCTGATAGTCCAGATACCAGATCCCCGTGTTGTAGAGTGTGTCGGTGGCGCGCCGGTACAGGAATACCAAGCGCCGGTTCCGCGGATCATCCGTCAGCCGACAGGTCCTCAGGTCCATGGTACTGACCCGTCCTTCCCAGTCGATCTTGTCGGTGACGGGAACGGGCGAGGAAGATAGATCGGTGAGCCAGATACCATCCCGTGCCACAAAGGCCGCAAGTCCATCCGATCCGGTGGGCGTGAACACGGTCGCCCCCCGTCGGCTGACGCACCCTCGGACGTCCGTGACGATGCGCGACATCTCGCCAGCCGCGAAGATGGAATCTGAGTCACGCGGCAGCCGGTAGACCGCATGGACCGAGTCGACGCAGAACACCCCGATCCTGCCTGGCATGACGACTCCGGTGACGATTTCGTCCCGCCGGTGGGTGTCCAAGGGCAACCCATAGGGCCCGGGCCAGGAGTCCGGATACCCGGCCGCGCTGAAACGCAGGTTACGCGGCTCCAGTGGCGAGACCCCCAGCAGGGAATCGTCGAATGGCCCAAAGATAATCGACAGGACTGGCGGGGCGGTATCTCGTTCGAAGTCCAGCCCACCGAGCGTCACGAGTCCATAGAGTGGCGTCGTGAGGGTGCTGGTGGGCGCCATCGGGAGAAAGACAGCGGCAGGCAGTTGGGTTATGTCCAGGCCGCCGTCGTTGAAGAAGGTGGTTCCGATGGGCGTCTCGCCAATCAGGCCACCGTCCGGGAATCCTCCGCCGTCGATGCTCCTGTACCAGCGCAGCGTGTCGGCTGTCGGGTTGACAGTCACCCCAGAGACCACCGCCTGGGCCCACATCCGGTCCGTGAACGGCGCCGTGATACAGCTCGAGCCGGTGACGCTCTCGAGACCCCTCACTGAGTCGTATTCCGTCACCCAGTAGACGAGGCCCGTAGTTGCGCTCATGGAGCCACCAAGCACGGAGACGTTCGCTGTAATCCCAAGCGTGGAGGCGCTCAGCCCAATCGGATAGGAAGTCACTCCCGAGGTACTGGCCTCGATGCGCCGATTGGCGGTACTGGTAGCCAGATAGTGCCGATTGGCGTAGTGGGTGCCAACCATGGCGGACGAGCCGACCGCGAAGGTGTCGGCTTGGGCGAAGGTCAGAGCAGTCGATGTGGGAGCTGCATACAGGACATCGCCCGCCTGCGCGAGCACGAAGCCCGGGCTGTCATCGAACCCGGCCTCGTAAAGGCCGACCCCGTCGACCGCTCCGATATCTCCGTAAAGACCACGACCACGAGCGCAGTACAGGCCGGCTTGCCCTACCCGGTACTCCGAGCCTTCACAGTCCTGTACGGAGCCGTCCGAGATGAGGGTGGGCTCGGTTTCGTCGACGCCGTCATTGGGACTGAATGGTGGCATCTAGGTGATGGTGCTCGTGCCGAAGTAAATGTAGTTGAAGGTATAGACCTCGCCGTGCGTAGGCGTGATGCCGAATATCCAGGCCTGTGGACTGCCAAGGACAGCGACGGGAATGACCGTCGGAGAGCTCCTGGCGGCGATCATGACGCCGCGGTGGCCGTCACCAATCAGGGTGCCGTCTCGGGGCGATGGGATGATCGTGGGGAACGCGCTGTAGGTGGTGCCGCCGGTAGAGATGGTAAAAGTGCCAGCCTGGTCAACCGCCCCAGCCGACACCGTCACGGCAGCCGTGGCGCCCCAGCCGCTGATGGTGAAATAGCTGCTCCCGACCAGGTGAGAGCGATTGATGTTGAATCTCATGGCGCCGGTGTTGCTGTCGCCCTGGATCGAGCCCGTCACGCCCAAGGCGCCCGTGACTGTCACCGTGTTGCCGAACTTGACGGTTCCGGTGTGATTGTAGTTTCCCGAGGTCCCGACAAGGGTGGCCGTGGCTCCAAAAGTCGCGCTGCCAGTGACGCCGAAGTTGGCCCCGGCCGTGAGGGTCGAGCCGAAATAGCCGGTCCCGGTGACGCCCAGGGCTCCATGGATCGTGACCGACTGACCGAAGAAGGCCCAGCCAGTCACTCCCAGGGCGCCGTTGATCGTGACCGTCGCACCGAAGATGGAGGCGATATTGGTGTTGACGCCCTCTGCGATTCCGACATTCAGGTCGGCGATGTAGCCCTGGTTGGCCTGGTTGCCGTCCTGGATGATGGCGTCGTAAAACGCCGCCGTATCCGTGTAGAACCGGATCAGGCCATCGGTGTTGGACGTCACCATGGAGTTCACATACAGGTCCGCGGCGCTGTCGTCGCGCTGGCGGATGACGGTAGCCGGGATGGTGTACGTCGCCGAGCCACCGGTGACGGTCGGCTGGGTGCTCCCGATCAGGAAGATTCTGTCGTTCTCGGTGACCGTCAGCGCAGCCCCCGACACCATGATGGAGTTCCCGCCCACCGCTGCCACCTGGCGGATGTTCGCTGTCTGGATGCCGGCCTGAATCCAGTTGTTCACAGCGAAGCGCGCGGCCACGACGGCTGAATCGAAGGTGATCGTCGTCCCGGTGGAGTCCTGGGCTGCATAGCCGCCCCGGGGAAAGACGAAAACGCGCCACGAGCTCTTGGGGCCAAGCAGCCCGGTCGTGCCGGAGGCTCCGGTGATGTTGAACTGAGTACCGGGGATCGTGCTCATTGTGGTCTCCTAGTACCAGTAGCCATAGGGCCCCATGGACCGAGAGCGATCCCCTGGCGCATTGACGTGGGCAGAGATTTCCCGGAAGGCGTCCTTCGCCTGTGAGAGCGCAACCTCGATGGGCATGGGCCTCCGCCTGGAAGACAGGCGCTTGCAGAACTCGAGCCACGCATAGGCCATGTACGCCTCGATCGCGTAGTCCGGAATCTCGATGACCTCATCAGGAACCATGGGCGCCGGCGTCACCCGATAGTAGTTGAACCGGGCCGTATACGCAGCCGGTGGAATTCCGGCCCATCGAATCTGCCCCGTCTCGAACAGGTTGGGGAGCGTGTAAACGCTCGGCTGCTCGGTGAGGAGCAGGGAGTAAGCCTCCACGAAACGCTCATAGGCGACGTACCCGATCTGGCGGTTCAGGGGCCCTCCGGAGCTGTCCGTGTAATGCATGGCCAGGGGCTTCTTGACCGCGCTACTGATCGTGGTGAACGCGACATTCGGGGTCATCTCGAGATCCTCGTCCAGGATCTCCCAGGGCCAGAGGCCCTTGCGGTTCATGGTCCGGACGGCGGCCCGGAATGCATCTCCAGCGGTCGCCAAGACTGTCTCGTCGGACCCATCGATCGTCCGGGCCATTTCGCTGGTCACGTCCAGCAGCGTCCGGCGCCCGGTGGCCTGCGTGCCTGTCGCGACGACGATCCCGGAGATGGTCGGCATCAGTGGACCACGATTCCCGGGAAGACCTCTCCCACGCCCAGGTCCTCGGTAATGCCCCGCATTTGCTCCTCGGTCAGGTATCGCATGGCCTTGCGGAAGGACTGCCTCCAGCCCGGCCGGTGCAGCTTCAGCCCCGCATAGATGGTGGCCGAGGTGACGTATCCCCGCGGGAAACTCCCCAGGGTCACGTCCGGGATCTGCCGTTCTACCTTCCGGGTGCTCAGCTGGTCGCGCCAGGGAATGTCCCGGTAGCCCCGGCAGAGCGTGATGTAGCCGCCATTCTCCCGATAGTCCCGGACGTAGCAGTCCGGAACGTGGTTCTTGAAAGCCGAGATGATGTCTCCGAGATAAATCGATCCGTAGTACATGGGTCCTCCGAACGGCCGGGGTGGCCCGTCACCACCCCAGCCATCCAGAAATTGACTACAGGTTCCAACGCAGAGAGTCGTCGTCCTGAGTCAGGTTCTTGGCGCGGGTCGTCACGACCTTGATGATTTCCCCCGCCAGCGGGTTAAGAACGCCACCCGTGGCGTGGTACATCTTCCAGGTCAGGATGCCCATCAGGCCGTAAGGATCGGCCTTGTCCGGCTTGCTCGGCGGGATGAAGTTCACGCTCGGCGTACCCCGTCCGGTCGCGTGGCTGATGGTCGCGCAGTATCCCTGCCCGACCACCGGGCACCGGACGATCTGGTCCGTGGTCGTGATGGTTCCGGGGAACTGGACGCTGACGTTCTCGTCCTCGATGACCCGGATCCCGAACACTTCTCCGATCATCGCCTTCTCGAACTTGTCCTCGCCCCGCTGGGTCCCCTTCAGGGCGATGTCCTGGAAGGTGGCATCGGTTCGGAGGTCGCCGGCGATTTCCGGAGCGATCAGGCAGTCGTAGGCGTTGCGAATGGACCCACTCCGGGGCTTGGCGCTGCGGCTGCGCATGTTGGTGTAGGCGGTGTTGAAGGTCTCCGCCGCGATGCGGTGCGAGGGGTTCGCTGCATCCAGAGTGGCTTCGGTGAGGGTCTGGCTGCCGTCTCCCCAGGTCACGTTGACCGAGATGGAGGCGCCGAAGTAGGTCACGCTCGGCACCGTCGCGCTGTTCGTGTTGCCGACGTTGCACACCATGATGTTGATGACGCGCTGGTCGAGCGTGTCCTTGGCGTTGTACAGGAACCGCTCGGTGAGGGTCGGAATCGGGTTCGGCTCGGACGTCATGATCGCCTGCTCGGTGATCTCGAGGTCGTTGCCGATGAGCTCCAATCCGTAGACGACCGAGTCCACGGTGAACGAACGGCCCTTCAGGCCGGCGGGAGTCATCCACCCCAGGAACTGGGAGATGCCAGTCACCTGCTTGGGGAACGAGTTGATGCGGTGGAACTCGATAACGGTCCCGGAATTGGCCGGGATCACCTGCTTGTCGCAGAGATCCGTAGCCATGAGCTGGTTGTCCAGGATGTCGAGGAGCTGCTCTTTCCAGTAGTTCCGCAGGATGCCCTGGGGGCCGCCCGCGGTAGTCGTGAGGGTCAACTGAGCCATGGATTACCTCATGAATGCGGGGCTCAGCGGTACTGCTCCACCGAGGCCCTGACGAGGGCCGAAATCGCTGCATCGCGCTCTTTCTGTGGCAGCTTGTGGAGATTCAGTTCCTTGGAGCCCGCAATCGGTTGTTTTCTGGGTGCAGTCGCAGGGGCCGACGCGGCCCGGGCGGCTTCTTTCTGGGTCTTCTGAATCGACTTCACGGCGTTCACAGTCTCGGCCCGCTGGGTTGCTCGCACGGCTTCGCGGGTCGTCTCCTGCCAACTCCGGTGCGCGAGTCGCAGGAAGCCATCGAGGCTCTGGTAGGCCACGGCCTGTTCTGCTGGCGTGAGAACCCTGGATCCGTCGGTCTGGATCCATCGTCCGAACTCTTCCTGCTCCTCGATGGTCATGTTCTTCTCATTGAGGAACCGGTTGAGCACGATGGCCTTGTCTTCATTGTCCTCGGCTTGCGCCGGGGGCGGAACGTAATTGGCAGAGGCGGGATTGAGGGTGCCCTGAATGTCCTGAATGACCTGGTCGACTTCGTCCTGGGTCACTCCCTCCTGGGTCTTGCTGCGCTGGAGTACCTGCCTGGCCCGATCGGCCGCGGCGGACTTGCGCAATAGGCGCTCCCGGAGGATGCGCTCATTCTCGGATGCCCGATCCTGCATGGCTTTCCAGCGCGAGTCATCGAGCTTCTTGCGCTCGGCATCCTGCGCTTCGCGGTCGGCCAGCCTCTTTTTCAGCGATTCTAGATCGTCTTCCGCCGCCGGTGTTTCTGCTGGCTCATCGGCCGCTCCAGCAACAACCTCTGCTGGGGCCGATTCGGCAGCCTCCGGTGTCTCTGCTGGCGTCTCTTCTGCTGCTCCAGCAGTTACGGTCGTGGTCTGCGGCTGCTCGTTCTCGTCGAGATGGCCTTCGAGAACATCCTTCAGCGCCGCGGCCGCTTGTTCCTGAGTGATCTTTGGATCTGGCATGGCTTGCCTCTCTGGGGCCCGGCTATGCCGGTTGCTCCCGGTCATCTTGTTCCAGATTCGATGGCGAGGAATGGTAGAGGAACTCCAGCTTGCCCAATAACCATTGGAGTTCTCGATCACGCGCCAGCATCGATTTGGCTACCAAGGGGTCGCTCGGCTCCGGAACCATTTGCCGGCCCCCGATTCGTGCTTTGATGATACCGATTATCGCTTCATAAAGTGGGGCGTTGCCGCGCAACTGAAGTGCAAGGACCTCGTCTTCCTTGCTCAGCCTGTTCCGCAAAGACGGTACGAGCTCGCGAACCATATCGGCCACGCGCCTCATCCCGCTCTCGGCGAACCTGGGAACAGTCATCCAATCCACCGCGCATCATGTTGGCGTTGGTCCTCGTGCGGACAATGGCCATTTCTGGCCCGCCCACGGTTGCAGTTGGAGCACAGGAGTCTCAGATCTCCGATGCGCCCTCGCACCACGTCTCTATAGAGGCTGTCCTGGCTGAATCCGGCAGTGTTCCGATGCTGCTGGCCGTTCCCAAGAACGTGATCTATTTCCAGAAAGGCCCTCTCGGACTCTCCACAGCAGGCGCATTTGCCGCCCAGGGCCGCATAGGCAGCCAATCGTAGCCTTCTGAGATAATCCCTGGATCTGGCGTTATAGGCGCTTCTCTTGGATGGATCGGCCAACAATTGGGCCCTTTGCGCCCGCCATGCCGCCCTTAGGATCTCTGGATGCTTTGCCCGGTAATCCCGAATGTAGGCATTCATGCAGGCTTTGCACCAGCTAGCACTTCTTCCCTTGCGCCGCGGAGAGAACTCGGATCTTGGCAGAACCTGCAGGCACTTTGCGCACGGACGGTTCCATTTGTTGCCGACTGGCCTCATGCTATTCCTTCAGCTTTCTGAAAGCGTCACACAACTCCCTGATTTCCTCTGTCATGAGTCCGGAGTTGGACGCCATGGTGACGAACCCATCCACCGGGAGTCGCGAGAGCAGATCGCAGAGTCGGGATTGCATGTTCAACTCGTCGGCCATTGCCTCAGAGTCGGACTGGCGTGACTTCGTCTTCTTCGGCGGCATGTGATCTCCTCTAGGCGGCTTCGCCTGCCTGTTGTGCGGGGACTACCCCGCCTGTCCCGCCTCCGTTGGCCGGGTTACTGCGGCCCTTGGGGCCAGGTGGAGCGGCGCCATTCCCATTGCCGGACGGCTTGATCGTGTTCGCGAGCCCGAGCGACTGCATGCGAGCGACGATCTCCTCGGGATCCTTGAGCATGAGATTCTCCAGGCCTTTGACCTGGAAGCCCTCGTCGCCCCAGCGCCGGATGAACTCGTTCCAATCCGTGCTGGCCATAGTGAAGGGGTTGGAGGCCAGCATGGTCGCCATGTCCCGGAACTGATTGGAAATCTGGCTGCGGGTGAGCATAGAACGCGCGCCCACGAAGGTGATATCCGAGACGGCGTCAATGTCGAAGTAGGACACCTCGGTAGTCTCGGACTCCCCCACCCGGCGGAATACCTTGGACTCGTCATCCAGGTTGCAGTAGTACAAGTCGTTGATCAGCCGGCCCTGGACCGGAAGCTCGTCGCGCTCGATGAGCACCGCCAGCTGGTCGGTGTTCTGCAGGGCCGCCTGCGTGACCGTGTTGGTCTCGGTCGCCGTGGTATCGCCCTGCTGCATGATTCCCTGGACCGGGTCTCGGGCATTCATGGCGTTGCGCATCGTCTGCGACATCAGCCCCAAGGCCTGCACGGCAATCCCCAGCCCGGCGTAGTCCTTGGCAAGCGGGATAAGCTGGCTCACATCGGCGCTTTGGGACGTGAACACCTCTCTGGGGCGGCGCGTCTCAAGCGTCCTGGCAAAGTCAGGCCCCCAGTCTCCCGAAACGACGTAGTTCTGATAGACCGATTCGATGAGCGCCTGGACCGTCAGGATGAGCTGGGTGTCGCTCACGTCCTGCAGGTACCTCACGATGGTCAGGGGTGACAGGCCGTAGATGCCCCTCCCTGTGGGGAGGATGGTGAAGACTCCCCCCTGGATCTGGCCGTTGCGCTGTGGCGATTGAATCGCCTGGATGCAGATCCCGTCGATCATCTTGAGGACGACGCTTCCGCGCGAGTCGATGTCGCCGATCTTGTCTGCGACCTCCTTCGGGATGGTTCCCTCGAACATCCAGCCGCCATAGTACCCATAGGCAGCAATGTCCTTGGTGTCTTCCTCGACCAGGTTATCCGTCAGCAGCTTCGGCGGATCGCTGCGGGAGTGGCTGGTGACGATTCGGCCGGAGGGCGGGCTCCTAAGGACCTGGGCAATACCCTCGCTGTCCCAGTTCTCATCGCCCTGAAGGCCCTGCAGCTCCTCGTCCCTCATCTGGAACAGTTTGCACTTCCAGTTGAGTTGGTCGAAACGATTCGCTGCTGGGTCGAACCATGTCTTGAACAGGTCGTCCGTCTCGATCACCGGGTCATCGAATACCGGGGCCATGACATTCTGCAGGATCGTCATGATGCCGCCGGTCTGCGGGTTGCGGACGAACTCGCCGGGAGTGAATGGGTCCGGCACTGGGAGCCTCCGGGGGACCAACCGGACCTCGTTCTTCCAGCGCGCCGAATAGGACCCCAGCCCAAAGATCAGGCTGTCCCCCAGGCATTCAAAGTTGGTCCGGAAGTTCCCAGGACGCTCCAGGCCGTACATGACGAGCCGACTGACCCGCTTGGCCTTCTCGATATCCTCGTCTCCCACTGGATCGGCCTGAACGTAGTCCCGCGTCCCGAACAGGCCGGCCAGCAGGAGGGCACGAAGAGTGTTGACTCCCTGGTGAGATTCCGGGGTCTTCAGGAAGTTGATGGGAGACATCTCGAAGCGATTGGCGGTGCCGGAAGCCAGGGGATACTGCTTGCTATTCTGGCCGGTTCCATAGGTGCTCTCGACCCGGTAATTGCCCCAGTTCTCGTACCAGCCGGGCTCGAGCTCCTCTCGGACGGAGTTGGCCTGCTCAATGCAGTCGTCGATGAAGTCGCAGACGGCGGTGTCTCGTGGGCGATACCCGTAGTTAGCCAATCGAGATCCTCTGGGAATCGGTCGTCTGCTTGCCGGCGAGCTCCATGGCCTTGCGGGCGCGGTAGTACGTCTCGACCTGGCGCAGCGCCAGGGTCTTCATGTGGTCGAACCAGACCTGCGGATGAACGGCCAGGACGAATGCGGCGCGGTTGCATTCCACGCTGAAGTTGACGTCCTCGCCGCCTCGGACCTTCCGGGACTCTTCGTGGGTGAAATAGAAGGGGGCATCGCCAACGCCATGCGGTCGGGGTGCGAAGACACGACGCCTGATGGCGAGTGCCCCCGTGCCAACAATCGGCACTCGGTAGGGCTGCTGGACCTCATCTCCCGGGATGGGCAGGTTGTAGCAGTGATGCTTGTCGTCCACGCCGTAGTTGTTCACCCGGAGCATGGCCTCCGGGTCCATGTTCCCCACCCAGACCGGAGTGAGGGCACTCACGACGTCGGCATCCTTCACGGTGCACAACTGCCAGAAGTTCTCGGGGACGACCTGGTCGTCATCGATCATCACCAGCCAGTCGCAGTCGGACTCTTCGAGAAAGGTTTTGACGATGCAGTTCCGGGCGTAATCGATCCCTCGCTTGCCGACCTCCATGTGGATCGTGAACCGGAATGGGCACTCCGGGGTTGCCGATGAGGCCATGGCACGCCCGAACAGCATGGCGATGGTGAAATTGACCTGACCGCTCTCGGTGGGGACGGCCAGGAAGATCCCGGGCTTGCGGTCTCCGTGGAGGGATTCCCTACGGGAACGGCGTTCGGCAATGTTGACGATGGGTGCTGGAGCTGTCGCTGAGAACCCTCGGGTTCTTTGATGCCGTACCTGCGCCAATCAGTCCCCCTGGAGGTAGCGGTTTGTCCGATTCTTTCCCTCTACGACATTCTTGCCGGCTGTCTGAACCCGGAGATCGCCCTTGCGCGCGCGCCGCTTGATCGCCTCTCGCCTCGCATCGGCCTCTTGGCCGAAGGCGCTGGTTCCGGGCTTGAATGGGTTCCTCGGGATGGGCTCGGCAGCCTTCTTCTCCGGCATACCGCGCTTGCGGCGTCCGGTCAGGTCATTTGCCACGGGTAGATCCTCCCAATCGCTTGCGCTGTCGTTTCTGAACGCCCTTGGCGTAAGAGTACCGCTGAGCGCTTTCTTCGTCATCGACGTTCTTGAACATATCGTCCAGTAGCTTGCCCTGGCGATGGACCGCCATGTCAGAGATGTTCACTGGCGGCTTGATCCCGGCACGCTTGCGCCGGGTCCTCAGGGGGTCAAAGGCCACTTTTCCTGCCCACGGAGGCGAGCCCTGCCCTTCCGGCGCGCCCCAGCCTGCGGCCAGCGCCGCCAACGCGCGTCGGGGTGCCACCTCCGGCGATGACCCCGAATAGGCCCTTCTGCTTCGTAGTCAGGGGCCGGCCCTGGGCCGAGTCGTCAGCCAGCATCTTCCCGGCCTTGGCCTTGCTCGGGAACCCTCTGGATCTCCTGCCTGCCAGGAAGTCCATCAGTTGTACTCCCCGGCGAAGAAGACGTTCGCCGTGTACCCGATCGGATTGGCTCCGCTAGCGCTGCTGAAGCCAACGGCATAGGGCCGCGGGATGCCCTGGTTTTGGACCGCTCCGGAAACCCCGACATAGCTGACGAGCGGAATTGGGAAACTCCCAACCGTACTCACGGCGTCACGCTGGGCGATCAGGTAGGTGGCGCCTCCGACCCCGCCGAAGATCTTGACGCTGAAGGTTCCGGAAACCCCCTGCGTGGTGGTCAAGGCAAACTGGCCAAAATTGAAGAATTTCGCCGGCACGGCATTCGTGCATCCCGTAAACATCGTTGAGGCGCCACCCTGCAGCGTCGTAACGCCCTGGGCGCCCGTGAATGCCAAACTACAGATCAGGCCGTTATAGTTAGCCATCGGCGCTCCCTCAGTTCTTCATCAGCGAGCCGCGGCCCGTCTTGGCGAGGACCACGACTCGAGCGTCGGACACCCCGCCGGCGGAGACCACGTCCCAGATGATCTGAGTCGGGTTGGGCGACATGCCGTACAGGAGGTTGGTGATGGCGACCTTGTCTCCGGCCGCTGTGATGGCCCCCGCAACACCGGTGGAGGCGACCACGACCGTGTTTCCGCCAATGCGGCCTACGATGTTCACATCATGGGTTCCAGAGAGCGACACGCCCGCCACGGCCCAGTACATGGCATGATCCCAGAGGTGCAGGCGGTGCATTCCGAGAGCGCTTCCGGTGGTTCCGAGTATGAAAGTAGCGTCGGCTGAGATCCCAGCGTCGGACCCGAAGGCGCCGCCGGTAGAGGTGCCCCGGAGCAGATTTCCCTGGATGATGCGCTCTGCGGTCTTGGCACCAGCCGTCCCAAGAACCCCACGATACTGTCTGGCAAGAGCGAAACACTGCAGCCAGATGCCGCCGCCGGCAGCCGTCTGGTCGATGAACAGATGGGTCGGAAGGGCAGATGCGGTTCCGTGGTGAAGATTGTCCATGACGACCGCGCTCTTGGTGAGCGGCCCGATGGTGGCCCTGGCTATGGGTAGGCCGGTATAGCCCACGACGGCGTCCGTTTGGACGGTGATGGTGTAGGATCCACCGGTGGCTCCGCCAGCGACGGACACGCCGCGCAGGATAAAGGCGCAGTCATCCCACATGAGACTGCCACGCAGCGGATTGTTTAACCCGGTGAATGTTCCAGCGGAACTGTCTCCCGCAGTTAGTCGCACGTCGGAGTTCTGGTTGGTTGCTCCGAAGATCCGGACCTCTCTGGACTTGTCGAAACCCATTTTCTTCCTCCTACGGCTCTTTTAGGCGTCCGCTGGCCTGTCTGCATGAATGGTTCGTGAGTGCCACTCCAAATACCGGATCGCCGCTAAAAGCACTTCTCTGCTGTCCTTGCACATACCAAGAATGGCGTTGCACTTGGTGCAGAGCAGTCCCCTGACGGCACCGGTGAGATGATCATGGTCAAGACAGAACGATCTATTGGTCCCAGGAGAATCCGAGCGGCAAATCGCACAGCGCCGATCCTGCGCCTCCAGCATCGCCTGATAGGTGTCCTCGTCTATCCCGAGATAGGCCTTTCGTTTCCAGGCTACCGTTGTGGCACTTCTACATCGTTTGCACGTCGGCTTGACGTAGTTGGTGCTCTTCTCCAAGAATCCAGAGATCGGCTTGGTCTCGCCACATCGCTTGCACTTCAGGGATTTCAGTTTGAGCCTTTTGGCGTTGGCTAGGCTGTTCACATATCCGGTAGTCCTGGGAGCCGCTCCTGCCATCAACTCCGCACATCGCGAGCATCCCTTGATCCTATGTTTCCACACCGGCGGGTGATTATGTCCGCTCAGGTTGCCGAGCTCGTCAACGCCCTGGAAGCCCTTCCGCTTGCTCATTGGACCCTCGGCTAATGTACGAGTATTGCGGGCAGACCCGTATACCTCGTCGCAAACGGGATCGGCTCTCGATGTCGAACTTCCTCAACCACCGGAACGGCAATCGGCACCCAGCGGCTCAGGATCTCGTCAGCATGGGCCTGGCCCATCATGTCGAGCGTGTCTCGCTTGATGCTGGCCGGGTATTCGTTCACGGTGGTTTTCAGCACGTTCAGATGCAAGGCCGGGATGCTCGTCAGGTAGTACCAGTGGCCCATTTTTGCTTGGGCACCCACCAGGCTGATTCGGTCGTTCTTGGCCTTCTTGTTCCAGGCCTTCACATCGATGAAGCGCGGCATCTGAGTCGGCCTGGCGTCCCGAGGAGTGGACTTCCAGATCCGCTTCATCAGGCCGACGATCCCCTTGTCAGCCGGGGATTCGCACGAGTAGAAGTGGGTGTGCCAGATGCGCATCATGCGCTGCATCTCATCGGCTCCCATGTCGGATTCCATCTCGTTGCTGACGCACAGGTCGAGAAGGATGAAATCGATCTCGCCAGCGATGCTGTAGGAGTCGATAGTCCCGATGACGGCGTCCGAGCCCTCCTGGTGGTTGTCGTCCCCCTTCCAGGCCGGGTCGCAGTAAACCGCCCGGAATTTGGGCAGATTCCCGTAGCGCTTGGCGAATTCAGCTGGCGTTAGCGGCTGGAAGAACTCCCATTGCATCGCCTGCTCGCCCGTGAGCGTCGGGTCGAGCTGGTACTGCAGATACCAGAACCGGTCGGTCCCGCGGCGCTTCATCTCGTTCGCGCGCTCCTTCGCCAGAGCTTCCACGGACAGCCTGGGTATGGTCGGGAAGTTCGGCTTATTGTCGTCGGTAAGGGCCGGCGTCTTGACGATGAAGTATCGCGGCCTCCCGTCTTCGTGCTTGTCCTCGAGCATGGGCTTGTAGAGCGACTGGATGTGGTAGGGGGTCCCGGCGGAAACCTCCCGGGACCAGGGAGGAGCGTTCAACTGCCGGAGTTGGTCGTACCGGTCCTTCAGTTCTTCCCGGACCGTTACAGAGTCCCGCGAGTCTTCCGCCTCCCAGTCGTCCAGGAGTTTGTAGTTGAACCCGGCGCCGGCCTTGCGGCTGCCCGCGGCCTCGGCCGTCATGTTCTTCTGGTCGCTCATGAACTCCAGGTCACGGCACGGCCAGTCCCACTGCTCCTTCTCGCCCCACTCCGAGGGCGGGATCGTGAAGCGCGCTGGCTTCCCGGAGAGCGTCAGGCAGCCCTCTCCGAAGTGCTGCCGAATGTACCGGTTGTGGCGGTTCATGTTCTTGATGGATTCGAGGGCCCCCTTCGCGCGACGCTCCAGGTTGTGGGAGTAGAGGACAAGAATGTCCAGATCGTCAACGATCTTGTGGCGCTTGGGGGCCCAGTCCGCGAACATTTTCAGGTGGAACGACTTCAGGGCACGCCGTGGCCATTCGTTGTGCATCCCGTCATAGGAATCGAGCTCTCCGAGCGCGAGCTTCAGGTAGGCCGCGCAGAGCTCGTCCCGGTGCCGCGGAGGGTGTAGGAGGGCCCGGTAGACTGGCCGCTTGTACCAGGTTTGCAGCGCGTAATGCCAGAAAGGGTTGTGATCCAGCCCGATTACGGCCACCGGGCGGCCCGTGACGAGCTGAAACACGATCGCGGGGTCCCCTTCCGAGTACCGGGCTACCAATTCCGCCCCGGTGAGGATGGAAAGGTCGCGTTCGATGGCGATATTGGCCTGAAGGAGTATCTCGGGGTCGACGTCGGAGCGTTTTGGGGCGCTCAATGCTCTACCTCAGGGTCTTTGCCCCCCGGAGCCAGCGCAAGAGCCTCGAAAGTTGACTTAGCGGCCGCGGCAGCCTCCTCCATGACGGCTTCTCGGGCCTTGTCACGCTGTTCTGACGGCAATCCGAGGCCCTTGACCGCCTGGGAGACCATTCGGAAGCATTCACGGAAGTCCTTGGCGCTGATGTCCTCGCCTTTCCACGTTTCCCCATCGAGATGAGCCCTCATCTGGCCTTCGATGCCCTTCCTGCCGAGCGAAAACAGGTCTGACAGGTTGGCGATCTGCTTGTCGGCCTCCGCTTTCACCTGGTCAACGGCCGCGCGCGCCTCGTCCGTGAGGTCCTTGATGGTGTTCTTGAGCTCAACGTGCGTGACCTGGACTTCATGAAGCGAGCGATCGGTGTCGATCACCGTGGAAATCTTGCGCTGACGCAGAGCCTGCCACCTCCGAGCCGCTCGGCCAAGATAGATCACGCCGGAATCGGTCTTCCCTGGATCGAACGGGACGTTGACGAGTCGCTGGAGCTGGCCGACCCCAGTTGGAAGGGGGTACGCCTTGGCCGCATGGACGGTTCGGAAACCCTCAGGCAGCAAGAGCCACGATCGACCGGCCTCTGCATCCTCGATATTCAGGCGCAAACTGGCGATCGTGTAGCGGTTTCCCAGCGGAGCCAGCATCTTGGCGATGACATTCTCCCATAGGCGGTGCCGGCCAGAGGATGCGCTTCAATAAACAATCGTGCAAGATGAATGATCGTTGACAACTACGAACGTTTACCGTAGATTTCCGGCCCGATGACCTCCGAACGGACACGCCTGACGCGGATCTATCGGCAATTCTCTGGAGCCAAGCTGAAGGCCGCCCGAGAGGCCATTGGGGTCTCGCGCAACCGCCTCGCGCCGTGGGTTGGCTGCACGGTGATGTCGATCTACAACTGGGAAACCGGGCGCAAAGTGCCGAGTGCCCAGTATCTGGACGCACTGGCAGCCAATCTGCGGGTCAAGGTCGACGAGTTCTATGACGTGCAGGAAGGAATGGTAAGGACCGAGGATGCCAAGAGTCCAAAGCGGCGCTGAAGTCACGATCGTGACTCTGGTTTACAGAAATTTAAAATGGCTAGATTTCTGCATGGAAGGCGTTGACTCGACCAGACAGAAGACGAAGTACCGATGGCTGGTGGTGAGCAATGACGGCACCCCAGAGGTCCGCAGTGACCAGAGAATCACGGTAGATTTCATGAATGCCGATCCGAAGGAGTGGTACATCCCGAGAGTCTACAGAGCCTGGAACGAAGGGTTCCGACTGAGCCCAACGCCTCTCGTTGTGAATCTCAGCAACGATATGTACGGCTCCGACTATTGGCTCGATGAGCTGATGGATCTGAAGCGCAAGGATCCGAAGACGATTCCGTGCGGACTGCTCATCGAAAGTGGCCGCATTCCATCGGCGATGCCGGAATACGCACAAGACTTTGGGATCACTCCGGGGACATTCAACAAGGCTGGCTTTCTGGCAGCGGCTGCGAGGTTGCGGCGGCGCGGCGAATACGAACCTGGCAGATTATTTGGTCCGACTCTTTTTGAGCGCCAGGAATGGTACGACCTCGGCATGTACCCCGAGGGCAACCCCGGCGGAGTCCCAGGCGACCGCTATCTCTATGAGAGATACCAGGAAGCTGGGTTCAGGTGGAGTACTTGCAGGGGGGCGGTTCTCTACCATACTCAGCTTGGCGAGCAAAGCGATTTATGAAAATCCTTACCCCTTAACCCGCCAAAGGAGGTGGCAATGGGAAAGCTGACAATCACTGAGGCGCTCGCCGAGATCAAGACGATCAACGCGCGTATCGCCAAGAAGAGAACCGCGGTGATGCTGTACTTCGCGCGAGACGGAAGGCTGCGCGATCCGCTGGAGACCGATGGCGGCTCGATCGAGTTCGTGAAGCGAGAGCGCCAGGCCATCTCGGATCTCGAGGACCGCTTGGTCGCCATCCGCTGCGCGATCCAGGCATCCAATCTCGCGACCACGACCACGGTTGGAGAGATCTCGAAGTCCATCGCCGGCTGGCTGAATTGGCGCCGGGAGATCTCCAAGGGCCGGCAGCAGTTCCTGGGAACGATGACGCAGCGCCTTACCGTCGTGCGCCAGGAATGTCTCAAGCAGGGCTGGTCCATCACTGACAAGGACCCGCAGCCAGGAGAAGTCATCGTCTCGGTCAACGAGAAGCAGCTCGCCCAGGAGACTGAGGCGCTCGAGCATCTCCTTGGAGACCTGGACGGGAAATTGTCACTGCTCAACGCTACAACGACCATCGAGCTGTAAAGAATATGCCTTCGGTTGCGAAGCGGGAAAAGCGGCTGAATATGGGCTTGGCCTCTAAAGCCATCCCCCCTATCCCTTATGAAGGGATGCCAATGGAGCATGCCGGTGACAACCGGCGCAATGCAAAGCTCAAGGCTGACGAGGGAAAGCTGCTTATTTCACGAATGACCGATGAAAGTCTAAAGTTGCGCCAAATCCTGCGCTCGCGTGACGCACGGCGAGATCCGTGCGGCGTCCTTTCAGTTGCGGACGCTCCCGGCGTGCAGGCTGCAATTTGGAGGCATATCCAATGAGTCGAGAAGACGATTCCGTCGTCCATGCCCTGGCTGAACTATGTCAGCTCTATCAGATAAAAACTCTGTTTCAGGTCGGGGCCTGTGACGGGTACGAGGCCTACGCGGTGGCTAGCAAGACGCAGTGCCGCGTCGTCCTCTTCGAGCCGGATCCTCTGTGCGCTGCGATGGCGCCCAGCCTCGACTGGCATGCGGTCATGGTCGGTGCTACCGACTGCGTGACAACCTTCTATGCCCATGGCGCGCGTGGGCTGTCGAGTCCGATCAAGCGCGGAGACGGAGAAGAGACTGAGATGCAACTCCGGCAGACGCGGCTGGACACCTTCTGCGAGAAGCATGAGATCTGGCCGGACGCGCTACTCGTGGACACTGAAGGGACCTCTCTGGATGTGCTTGAGGGATGCGGCGATCGGATTCTGAATAGTCTCAAGGTAGCGTACCTTGAATGCCAGACCTCGGCGTTTCGCCCTGGTATGCGATTGGTCGGAGAAGTGGACGCGCTGCTGGTTGCGCATGGCATGACTTCGCATCAGGGACCGCCTTCCTATGGAGCTGGCGATGCGCAGGGCAATTACACCTTCGTTCGGATGGCTGGGAAATGACTGCTTTTCGTCCCCTTGCCGAAAGGTTCTGGGAGAAGGTTGAGAAAACCGACTCCTGCTGGAATTGGACGGGCGGGACATGCAGGGGATACGGAGCCATTGGGCTGGGCGGAAGGGGGGCCTCGCAAGTCGGAGCGCACCGCGTCTCGTGGGAATTGCACTTCGGACCAGTCCCGCCAGGGCTGGAGGTCTGCCACCATTGCGACAATAGGCGATGCGTGAATCCATCCCATCTCTTTGTCGGCACAAGGCAGGAGAACGCGCTTGATGCGGTCAGGAAGGGACGGCACAAGTGTAACTTTCCAAAACCGCCGACAGGGGAGAGAGCCTATCGTGCAAAGCTGACCCTGGAGCAGGTGAGAGAAATTCGCGCCCTCAGGGAGCGCGGTGCTTCAGGTCTTGCGATAGCCAAGATGTTTCCGGTAGTTACATGGCAAACGATATACAGCGTACTCTCTGGCAGATCGTGGGTGTGCGATAAATGAAGGTAGTTGTCGTCAACGATGCGATCACGCAAATTCCAGGAACCAGAACCTTCTGGTCAGACTTGGTGGAATGGTTCGGCGCCGAGTTTGTTTGCGCTCCATTTCAGGATCTTCCAGCGCTAGCGTCCTCGATCGAATGCGATGTGATGATTCGCAACGGCTCATACTGGCCGGCCATCACGAGCAACGCCAAGCAGGTATCTCTGATTCAGGACATATTCGACGATTCACCTCTCAGGGCCATGCAGCGCGAGGCGATCGCTTCCTCAGTCCCGATTTATAACTCTTCTTTCACTGCAGAGAAATGCGGCGATGCCGGAGGCAAAGTAATTCCTCTGCCGGTGGATTTTAGAAGTTTTGAACCTCAGAACGCGATGGGATGCCAGCAGGCTCTTGGCCTGCCCGATGGTTGCATTTGCTGGGTAGGAGCCACCCAGGGGCCTGCTGGCCATGTGAAGGGCTACGACATCTTTCTGAAGATCGTTCGCATGAATCCGGATCTCCACTTCGTTGGTGTCTTCAAGGACGCCATTCCTGATTCGTTCCCTCCGAACCTGCGATGCTTCCTGAGGCTCACTCACGAGGAGCTGGTGAAGGTGATTGGTGCCTGCCGCGTCGGCCTGTGTACCTCGAGAATGGAGAGTCAGCACCTGGCGGGAATCGAGATGGGGGCATGTGGATTGAAGCTCATTGTCCCCGACACGGGGGTCTATTGGAAGCGCGAGGATTTACCGATCTGGAGAGTCACGGATCCGACTCCGCAGAATTATGCCGCTTCTATCCGCGGAGTATTGCCCGAGTCATCGTTCAATGAGCATGTGCGCGGACTGTGGCAGAAAGAATTCGACCGCCCGGTGATTCGGGCGCAATGGGAGAAACTGATCGCGGAGGTGGAGAATGATCCCCCTAAATAGGGAGGTGAACACCGTCACTGAGGAGGAATGGATCACCGCCACCTCAGTCGAGCAGCGTGCGTTCAGACAGTATTGGCATAGCAAGGGCTACGGCTGGTTCAGCTGCCGTCGGTGCGGCTACCCCACGAGCCATGGAACCGTGGGATGCGATGCCTGCCGACAGATCGAGAGTCCATGGGAGAAGCGCCAAGCGGAAGAGGCCAAGGCCAAGCGGCAATGTCCGCAATGCAAGGGACGCGGAGAAGTTGAGAAATGATCTGGTCGATTCTCATCGCAGGAATTCCGGAGAGGTACCATGTCGTCCAGCCGCTCCTACTTTCGCTTCTCGAGCATCAGTCAGTGGCGCGTATGCCCGACGTTGAGCTCCTTTACCTACTTGATAATCGACGACGTTCTGTCGGAGCGAAGCGCAACGCCCTCCTTGGAGCGGCTACTGGCGAGTATGTCTCGTTCGTTGACGACGATGATCAAGTCGCGAACGACTACGTCCAGAAAATCTACCGGGAGATCTGCAAGACGAGGAAACTAGCAGTGCCTGGGGATTGCCCGACCTGCGGAGGAACGGGATGCAAGACGTGCGGTGGCGGACATCCGGAATGTCAGCACAACTGCCCGGGGTGCGATGGAACAGGAGACACTCCGGGTCCATTCAGGGCCGACGTGATCTGCTTCGGTCAACGCTGCACACTTCAGCCCGCCGGCGTCATCCACGAATGCACCTACTCGCTGGCGCACTGGAAGGATCGGGCACCGGAGGCACGGCGACAACTCGCGCCCTCCGACAAGCCGAACATGCTGAACTGGAGCGGGCCCCCCTCGCACACCATGGCCTGGCGGCGCGAGACTGTCCAGGGGGTCCGCTTCGAAGAAAAGCAATTTGGTGAGGACGTGAGCTGGGTGGACAAGTGCTGTGAGCGCGCGCAGCGAGAGATTCAGATTCCAGGGCCTCCAATCTATTTTTACAACTTCAACGAGATGACGAGCGCGACAAGGGGGTAGCCATGGCAGACAAAGTCTCAGGACGAAGAGTTCGGGGAGCCAAGCTGGGAATGACCGTGCAGCCCAAGAAGCCGGGACCATTCGACAAGCTCGGCAAGATCATGGAGCAGGGAGCCGAGGAAGAGAACAAACTCGAGCTGCGTGGTCAGCGTCTGGCGGGTCGCGCAGCAGCCAAAGCACAGGGGAAGATCCCGAAGGCCAAGCCTGATTTCAGAAAGCGCGGAGTGAGGGCGTAGATGTCGCAGGCCGGGGTTTACTCAGAACTCAAAATGCCGTGGCTCTTCGCTCGGAAGCCAGAGTTACCCGAGGCCCCCCGTCAGGTCCACTGGATTCTTTCGGATCTCTGCAACCAGGACTGTTCGTTCTGTTCTTATCGTGTCTCGGGCAATCCCTCTAACGAGCTCTTTTCCGAGGGGGCGCGGCTCTCGGCCTATGGCCACGACAATCCTGTCCGCTGGGTCGATACCGATCGCGCGCTGCGGCTCGTGGACGAGATGGCATCCATTGGAGTGCGGGCTATTCAAGCGACCGGAGGAGGTGAACCCAGTTCGCACCCCGATCATGAGTTGATCTTTGAGAAAGTCGTGGATTCCGGGATGAAGTTGGCGCTTGTGTCGAATGGTTTCCGCTGGCGTGATCGACTCTTCCCTCTCATTCCGAGAATGGAATGGCTGCGCGTGAGCGTGGATGCCGGGACTGCGGCAACCTACTCCAAGATTCGACGCACACCCATGTCTGCCTTCACAAAGGTCCTGACCAATATCGCCCACGCCAGAGAGATGATCTGGAACGCCTCATCTAAGACTACGCTTGGAGTCGGGTTCACTGTCACCCCTGACAACTGGATGGAAATCGTAGAAGGGTGCCAGATTGCCAAGGAATCAGGTGCCGACAACATTCGCATCAGTGCCATGTTTGGACCCGAAGACGAGCGCCCGTTTCTTCCGATCTATGATTCCATCAGGGCGCTCATCCTGAAAGCAAAGGGTCTGTACGAAGGCGACGGATTCACCGTCTACGATAACTTCGGATCGCGCCTTGACGATTTGAAACAGCACAATCCGGACTACAACTTTTGCCCCTACCAGTTTTTTACAACCTACCTTGGGGGAAATCTCCAGATTTTTAGGTGCTGCGTGCTCTCGTATTCTCGCAAAGGGATGGTGGCTGGAGGAGATCTCACCCACAAGCGTTTTGATGACTTCTGGCGCTCAGAGGAGCGAAAGCGCGACCTGGAGTCTCTAGATCCACGAGGCTGCCCAAAATGCATGTTCAACGGCAAGAACAGGGCAATGCTCTACGTGATGGGCAACACGGAGTCCGACACAGCGCCACGTCACATGGATTTCCCCTGATGAAGTTCTGCAAGAAGTGTTCAACCGATAAGGCAGAATCAGAGTTCTATTTCGATTCTTGCAAGCAGCGCCTGTATTCCTACTGCAAGGCCTGCCATCTCTCCTTGACATCCGATTGGGCTGGTCGCAACAAGGCTGTAATAGCCGAGAGTGCGAGAAAGAGATATCGCACCAATCCAGAGCGCTTCAAGGAGCAATCGGCAGAATGGCGAAAGTCGCATAGGGCGATCTTCCTGAAGAAGAATCGCTATCAGTGGTACAAGCGATGGCATCATTGCGTTGAGGGTCTCGGAGGAAAATGCGCCTGTTGCGGCGAATCCAGATTAACGATGCTGGAGATCGACCATGTCGGCGGAAAGGGGAACATTCATCGAAAAGCAACTGGCGGATCAGTGGGCACCTACAATGAAATCATCGCACTAGGCTTTCCGAGGGACAGGTTCCAGGTCCTATGCTGCAACTGCAACAAGAGCAAGATGCGAAATGCCGGGTTCTGCGAGCACGAGACCGGGCCGGTGGCCAAGGACGGAGCGCTACTGTCCAGGGAATCAGAGATTCAGCTTCCCCTGATAGTCCCCGAGTCCCGCTTCGATCGTTTCAAGCGCCGTTTCGACGCCTCTATCGGCATCGCATGACCTACCACGTCCGTCTGATCCTGCACGAGGCTGACAGCACTCCCTGCTGCGATGTGGATAATCCCATGGAGACCGAGGTGTCGCTGGTCTGGCTCTATAAGCCAGGGATGGCAATCATGATGGACAACGGTCCGTTCCCTTGCCGGCATGGCAAGCCGGCTGTGATACGAACCTGCACGCTGGAGGTGCCGACGAATGAGCAAGTGCGACCAGCACCGCAGTTTTGATGGGCGGGACCACCACGAGTGGGGAAGCTGGGAATCGAAGGAGGAGGGCGGGTTCATCATCTACACCCGGGGCGCCCGGGTGGGCCATCTCGAGCCGTTCTCCAGACGCTGGCAGGAGCGCAAGTGCGCCGAATGTGGCTTCGTGGACGCTTCAGCGATCCTGGGGAGCGTCGACATCCTTGGGCTGGTGCCACGATGAAACTGACCGCGTGCCTGACGATCAACAACCGAACGCCTGAAGTCTGCGGGAAGGTCGCTGACTCTCTCCTGCTGCCCGGGAACCTGCCAGACGAGCTCGTGGTCGTGCTGGACCGCTGTACCCCGGAGGTGAAAGACGGGGCCCATGCCGCCTATGACCAGCTGGATTGTCCCGTGCGCTGGATCACCATCCCCGGGGAGCCTGGCTGGCGCTCGCCGGTGAAGGCATGGAACCTGGCCTTTCTGGCAGCCACCGGTGACGTGCTCTACTGCTTCTCGAGCGAGACGGTGCAGGAAGCTGGGAACCTCATCAGGGTGAGACAGCAAATGCAGGACGAACACTACGGGTACTTCGATGGCTGGGCTGGCGATGGCCCGCGTCCGGAGTTTGGTAGTCACTGCGAGGTCTCCGTCTACCACGGCTCCGTCTCCTGCTCCTGCGGTCCTTACGGCCAAGAGGTCAACTGGAACGGCTCAGCGCCCGGAAACCTGTTCTGTGATGCCGCTCACCCGCGGCCCCTGGGCTTCATCTGGGCCGCTCCCCGCTCTGCCGTGAGCGCCATAGGCGGGTACGATGAGGAGTTCGCGAAGGGCTTCTGGTACGACGACAATGACTTCTTCTATCGCCTCTGGAAGCAGGGCCTGGACTTCGTGTTCGACGACTCCATCTCGGGGACCCACCTGCACCATGCCAGGCAGACACTCGAGACTGAGGAAGGGCGTTGGGGAATCGCCAAGAATCAGCAGACCATGCTGGCCAAGTATGGCTGCGTGAATCCGCTGGAGACTGAGATGATCAGGGAGGAACGCAAACCCGGCAGGACTATCTGGAGGCACCCGTGAAGAAAAAGAAGACCGAGAAGACCGAAGCAGAGCCGTTCCCCAGGCACCTTCCCGACAAAGCCATGGAGGACGAGCAGTGGAAGGACCGCATGGGCACTGCCATGCACGCCGCTGTCAACGAAGCCCTGCGGGGGATGGAGCCGACCGCCAATGGCCGTGCCGTGTACTGGGGCGGGGACAGGCTCAAGGCCATGCTATTCATCGCGCGCCGGTAGGAGGCACCCATGAAGAAATTCTCCAAGGAAGACCTGATCCGCCTCGCTGAGAAGGTGAGAGCGCAGAACACCCCGCGATGGGTCCAGGAGATCGAGGATAGCGCAAAGAAGTACGGAGCCGGCTTCACCGGCGATGCCACGATTGATGAACTACCTGCCATTGAGAAAGAGAGCCAGGAGGGACTGCGAATCGGGAAGTACGGGAACCTGCCCAGCCCCGAAGGAGAGACGCCCACCTTCGCTGTGGCGACTGGCACGAAGGTGTCCAGCTATACCGGATTCCGTTTCACCGAGGCACCCTCACTCTTCGAGTCTCACCGACCAAAGCAGTCCACTCTGCTCGACTGGGAATGGGCCACCGTTCCCTGGTACGCCCGCCTGCTGGGCCTCCTACGTCTCCCCTACGACCTCCTGAAGTTCATCGTCACCGGCCGCCTCATCGTCATCCCCTGGCCCTGGAGGTGGTGAGGTGATGGACCGCCTTGTGAACTGGTTCCTGGCCCCCAGGAAAGCCGCCATGCAGGTCGAATTCGATCTCCTGGTGGCCGGGTCCAACTTCCACGAGAGAGTAGTCCGAGCCAAGTTCATCCGAGAGCTCGCCCCGGTGGTCGGCCTGGACCTGTCCCGTCTGACCAAGCCCCTGGAGTCCTACCACATCCGAACCCTGAACATCCTGGTCACTGAAATCATCAAGCGCGTCGAGGACGCCAAGGATTCAGAATGACCAAGAAGCCCAAGCCCCACCAGCTCACCGCCAAAGAATTCAACAAGGCCTACCTGGCACTCAAGGAAGACTCCATCGTTGGCTGCCAGGTCCATGACTGTGGTAGACCGTTCCATGCCCTCCTGCCAGCCATAAATCGCTGGGTCTGCAAGAAGCATCTCGCCGAGTACTTGAGGCTCCCCTCCTGGCCCCTGCCAGGTCACCGGCCCAACCGTTCCACATGAAACAACTCCTCGGCTGCTCCCTATTCGGCCTCGGCCTCCTCCTGGCCTCCTTCTGCTTCCTCCTCTGGAGCCGCTCACTCGCATGGAGCGCAGGCCTCACCCTCGCCGGCTTCCTCCTCGCCTACCTCGGATATAAACTCACCGAAGAGGAATGAGATGACCCTCGCCTACCACCTCCTGCCCCCACGCCGCATCTGGTGGTTCCTAACCGACTGGAAGACCCTCTGCATGTTCGACTGGCCCTGCAGTCACTGCGGCCAGAACGTCCGACTCAACGGAGTAGGCTTCCATGCCATCTGGTTCGACCACCATGACCCCACCTGCAAGCAGTCCAACTGGCTCAACTGGCCCAACCGCCACAAATGGCGCCGCTGCCTGAAATGCTTCCGACGTGACATGCACGTCCTCCTCGACTACATCGGTGCCCGCTGGGACTTCAGAAAGAAATGGAACTGGGGCATCGAAAAATGAAGCGCTCCTGTCAACGCTGTGGTCACGTCCCATCCGTCTCCCATATCTTTACCTCATCCGGTCTCCTGAACTACGCCTCCGTCATCCTCTGCCCCTCCTGCGCCAGAACCCTTTCCCACCAGATCCGCTCCTTCCTCTCCGACCTCGGCTCCCCTCAACCAAAAGGCCCCAAAGTACCCAAATTAAGGGTCATTTCCTATGACGAAGAGTAACCAATCTGGTTGACAAAACACTTATTGCCCAAAACCCGAACCCCTTCATTCTTCACCAATTCCCCAAATCTGCTCTTGACATACTCATACCGACTGCTCTAAAGAGAGATGAACACCTCTCTCCAAGTAGGTAAAGACCTCAGAAATTCTGCAGAAAATCTGACAGACAACTATCGAATCCGACAGCTCGCTCAGGGGGACACCCTCCCCACCGTCTGGGTGGCCCTCGCTGTCACCTCTGCCAATCTATTGACACTCACAGATATGTCATTGATTCCATTACACTTCCAGACATACATGAAGGGATATGTACCAGGGGAGATGCATCAATAACTCTTGCTGCTGTGCATCGGATCGGCCCAAGTGCATGACACTGCGATAGATATAGGAATCTTCGCTGGGTTACAGAATATCCCTTACGGGACTACGCGATAGTCGTATATTGTCAACTGTGCCTGCTGTGGGCTCGGTCAGATATCCGCCTTCGGCAGCGACTGTAGGCTCTGTCTACTCACTCTGATACAGCCATCAAACAGTATTTACTCAAGGAGTTATCTGTGTCTGGTCGTCCAATGATAGATCCTAAGAAGGCTTTGGATATGCGTCTTGCTGGCTGTTCGAACATGGTGATAGCTGAGGCCTTTGAAGTGAGCAAGGCAGCGGTGACGCATCACTTCAAGCGCAAGGTGCGGAGGCGGAACAAGGTTCGAAGACCGCGTAAATGTCTGTGTGGGTGTGGGGTTTTGACGCAGCGGCGAAAGTACGCATCGCGGGAATGCTATTTCCGGTATGTGTGCAAGAGGCCGTATGTGTCGTGGAGGCAGGGTCAGAGGATAGCGCGAGTACTGGTGAGTCAGCATTTCGAGTTGAGGCCTGGAAACGTGGTTCACCATGTAGACGGCGACAACCGGAACAACGCCTTGGGGAATCTGTGGGTTTTCGAGTGTCACGCGGATCACATGAGCCACCATCGCGGGGGATTACGAAAGCCGATATGGAAAGGCTCGGACTGTCAAGTCTTTGTCGCTGATTCTCCTTGACGGGATGGTAAACGCTCTTATATTCCACTGTGTAGTTGAGACCGCGGTAGGCGGCACCTACCAACCCAGCCTTGCGAGTGTCACAAAATGCCGGGGAATCAGGAATCCTCCCCGCGTGTCGTGGCGGAGTGTTGGACGTGTGGCGCAGCAAGTAAACATCCGCGTATTCCGCGCCGATTCTATTCAGAATCCACCATGCTTGAATTTTGCCGCGCCGCAGGCCACGACGTTCGCGAGGTAGGTGAAAGGGGGAGCAAATGAGCCACCAAGCGAAGCATGGGTGGCCGTGCGGCTGCCAATCTGAGGTAGGTCCGAATGGAGAGTTTTACGAACACTGTCCGCTTCATGCCGCCGCACCGGAGATGCTTGAGGCGCTTGAGGCCGTAATCACATCGTGGCACGCCAAGGACGCCAACCGCCTAAAGCGGGAGCCTGAATGGCTTAAGCAAGTCCGCACCGCCGTCGCCAAAGCGAAGGGGCAGAAATGAGCCTTCTCTGGACAGACACGCAGCGCAGCAATAACCCCTCGTGGCTGGCCCCGGTGGTCCTTGGGTTGCTCTTCGGCCTTGCGGTGATAGGAATCACAGGAGCGGCGGAGAGGCCCGTGTGGGACGTTCTGACGGGTTCCTATGGGCTGCAGGAAGTGAGCAGCCCGGAAAGGATGGACTACTGATGGTCAGCGTTATCTGTTATCGCTGTTCGGTGAGTTGTGACCTGACTGAAGAGTCCAGAGCCATCGAGCAGGCGCATCGGCATGCTCGTGACTATGGCCATAACGTGGGCGTATACGCCACGGAGAGCCTCGGCGAAGGAATGAAGCGGGAAGTCTTGGTAGTCGTGCTGAAGTCACGCGGGAGGGCAGCATGAGCGCAAATTGCCCCCATCCTCCGACAAGGCTCTATGCGTGGTACGCCTTGGATTGCAGGGAGCCCAATGGAAAGATCCTGGTGGTCTGTTGCTTGGCTTGCAAATCTGTCCTTCGCGGCGGTTGCTAGGCCATCCCAGGTTTTGAGCTTTCCCCTCTGACCTGGGGTCGGGGGTCCGGGTTTGAGAGGGTTGCCCGGGCCCCTTTTCACGGAGGAAGCATGACTGAATCTACTGCACCGCTACCGGCAGGGATCTCGTCTCAGCATGTCATGGAGGGGGAGTGCTATTGCTGGTTCCGCCTCTACTGCTTCGGCTGTGGTCACTTCTTTGCGTGGGCTGCCGGTCATGGCGAGACCCTGCCGAAGAACTGTCCAGGGTGCGCCAACATCGCTGCGGGGGTACTGGACAGCAGGCGGGAGGGTCAGCACGACCCCACGTAAGCTGACAGCGGAGCTTGCGCCTTCTGGCCAGTCTCGAAATCCTGAAGCGTGATCTCCTGAATTCTGGGCTCCCAATGCTTCGCCTTCCCCCGAGGGCCACGCTTGGACCATGAGATCACCTGAATGCGATTCCCGCAAGAGAGCCAAAGGCGAGCAATCGACAACTCGAGAATTTTAGACACTCGCGCCGAGTGATTGGTCCCGCTGGTACACTGGACAGCAAGCGTGGCACATCCCGAGCGCAGCGCAAGGACATCGACAAACCCGAAGAGATCTTGGCGAATTCTGCAATGAGGATTCCAATGCTCTGTGATTCCAACGGCCCATCCATCCGACCGCAACCGCGCCAAGGTTCTTTGAGTCGGGCTGGATGGCATCCTAGAATGCCCCGCGCTGTCGCTGGGCTGCCTTGTAATGCATTTGCAATTCTACTATCATGGCCTCGCCTTGGGAGGCCTATGCCAAAGATAGGCAGGACTCATGAAGTAATCTTTGGAAATGTCCTGGCGGTAAGGACTTATTGCGATGCCTGTCGGAGGCCTGCTCTGATAGTCAAGGGCCTGTTGGCTTGCTGCGGCAAATCCGTAGATCGTGAGCCAACCGGACAGAAGCGCGAGTGTGAGCCATGCCAGAAACGACAGCGCCCCCCATTGAAAGCGAGGCTTCGCCAGCTCGCAGAGCAAAACAATCGCTGCGCCTATTGCGATTTGGAATTCGGATCGATGATTTCCAGGAGGGAGATATCGCTCGTCCTGGTGGTCAACTGGGACCATTGCGTCCCCTATGCCTATGGCCAGAACAACTCCACCACGAATTTTGTTGCCGCTTGCCAAGTCTGCAATAGTATCAAGCGCGACATGACCTTCCCGAGCACCGATGAGGCCAGGGCCTATGTCATCCAAAAAAGAATTGCCAAGGGCTATTTGTGAGCACTGCCATGCTGAGTTTCAGCCGAAGCGGGCTTGGCAGAAATACTGCTCAACTTCCTGTTGCTGGAAAGCATGGGACAAAAGACATCCGCGGCAAGCGCCGACCATCCATACCTAGAATTCACTTCTTCGCCCTGGCGGTCTTCAGGAACTCAGCTCGGGCGGCTTCTCTCTCGGCCTCCCATCCCTGGTGCCAGGTCAAGGCCTTTGCCTTCTCGGCCTGGTCTATGGGCCCGGGATCTCGCCTGTCGCCTTCCGGGAGCCCCATGGCCTGGCTGGCGGTGTACCTCATGCGGGGCTGGTACTCATCGTGCCAGCGCTGGCCATTCAACCAGGACGCCGGGTAGGGCCTCGGATCGCGTCCATCACTGGACAGCACGTGCTCAAGACAGCCGCCGGGGAGCTGCTGGCACTTGATGGCTACCTTGAGGATTACCATGGCGGGGAGTTTACGCCCTTCGTAGAGCTTCCTGAAAGCCTTTTCTGCTGCGGCCCAGGCTTCTCTTCGGGGGTACCAGGATCGGAAGTCGTTCCAGGCGGTATCGGCGGACACGGTCCCTCCTTCTTCCTGCCTGCAGCGGCGCAGAGTTCAGCGGCTCGGATGGTGTCCTCTGAGGGAGGTCCCCACCATCGAGTCTCTCTGGGTCTCCCATAGATCTTTCTCATGAGAATAGATCCCCGACCTAGGACCGGGTTAAGAACGGTGGTGCCGCTCTCCGCTCCCAGAGGGTAGGCGTAGGGCTCCCCCCCTACTCCGTCTCTGGTGAACCTCCGGCCTGGCCTCGGTTATGTTTCCAGATGGCCCTTCCGAGGACTATTGCCACGCGGGTTTCAGGACCAGCCCAAGAGGGGGACACCCTCTCGACCCTTTTGGTCCTCCCCGGATCGGTAGCGGGGTTGTATTGTTCGGCAGCGACCTTCAGCATTTGCCGGCGTGCCCCCAGGTAAAAGCACCTATCCCCGCGTGGCGCTGTAGGAATCCATCTCTGCCAAACTTGATTTATTGGTAGGTCTTCCGGTAGGATCAGCGCTACCTTTTTGTTTGGCAGCGAGAAGGTAACCCATCTAGACCTCCAATGCAAGGGCCTCTTCGGGGGCCCTTCGCATTTTCAGGGCTTCCGCTTTCTGATGACTTCACCTTTAAGCAGCTCAGGTAACAAGAACTCGGTTGTCCAGAGGTCGCGCCCAAGAACCAACTCCAGGGCTGCCTGGAAATCTCCGAAGGGCATACAGAGGCGTTCCTCCCAGAGCTGGAAGTTGACGATCTCTTCCGGAGTTGCCTTTTTCCACCAGCCAGAGTCGAAGAGGTCAATCGCCTGCTTTTCGGTCATGGAGCTCCGACCCAGTAGACCCATCCCTCTTTCGGCACAGGAATCGAGTCCATGTCGATGCAGTCGAATGCGTCGGCGAGAGGTGCCCACTGAATGCACTCACTACAGCCCACGATGTCGACGTACCCGCAACCCTTCGTGCAGCCAGATACCAAAGAGCAACCAGTGCCTCCAGCGGTTATCCAGCAAGGACACAAATTGCAGCGGGCGTCATTGGAAGAGATCGAGCCATCGTCCCAGCGCTTGACCACGGTGAGCTCGAGCTTGGCGGGTGAGGATGAAACCTCGAGGCAGATCAGAGAGACCAGCAGCGCTAGGAACATTTGTGGTTCACGTTTTGTCCTTGGTCAACTTGAAGACGTGAAGCCCGCCCCTGCCAGTTAACTCCCAATGAACTATCCAGAACCAATGCATATCCTCCAGGATAGCAATGATCTCCTCGTTGCCACTCCAGCCGCCGGTAGCAAGCCTGAGTCGTCCTCGTTTAAGTCGAACGCCTCCATCCGGCATCCACCAAATCGATTCGATGAATTTGCAAATGCCATCGACATCGCCAAATGGCCACTCCTTAAGTCGCGCTAGTTCTTCATCCGTTGGATATCCGTCTTGGTCAGGCATTAGCAACTCCACATCCCGGATCTCTATAAGGGTGCCCATGAGTTTCATACTCCGTCCCGCAGTGGACCAGGACGACGCCGCGATGGCCGAGTACCCACTTGATTCCAGTCCACCAGGATTCCATCCAGTCCTCGTAGGTGCGCGGGGAGGGGTGGCACAGGCATAGATCCAGGTGCTTCACTTAGTTCCTTTCTGTCGGATCTTGAATAATCGCTTTCCAAATATCGTACAGTCCGAAGATGACAACTATTAGTTCCAACACGATAACTACCAGAAGCCAGTTAGTCATCCCCTCACCTTCGCGAGGCAGTCGCGGCGATTCTTGGCGCAGTCATGCAGAATTGCATCCTTCCCCATATAGTACCCACGCAGATCGCAGTCTTGGCGTACACGGTTCGCCTCGCAAGGCTCCCCCTCTGCCAACCTCTCCAGCGCGGCGAGGGCTGTGCGGAAGTAGGGATCAGCTCGTCGGTCTCCATCACGTAGTTCGATGCCCTGCCGCAAGGCTGCCGCCACAATCCCATAATCGTCAGGTCTACTCACGATAGCTCCTTTGCCTCAACGGCTTCCCACAGAACGGGCAGAAGCGCATCCTGTTATTCTTCGGAGTGCCGTTGTCCTGCTCAGGAAATACCCAATCGCTCTTGCTGCAAGAAGCGGTCCAGACGCCATCAATGTCGCTTGCCCACAGACACTTCGAGGAATCGTCAGGTCGGGTCATGGCTTCTTCCAGCGATGCGTACAGCCAGCAGATACAGGTCGCGCACTGTAGCTAGCGCCTCCCCCGCACTCACCTCCAGCAAAGCGCGGAGGCGCTCTTGAAGTCCAATGACACGCCCACAACAAGGTGAGAACAGTAACTCTGCCCCGCAATGCTTACACTTAGTCTCCCCCTCCGGCAGCTTGCGCTCACTTCCCACGGGAGGACTCCTCGATTCGTTTCTCCGTCGCTGTGCAATCCGGGCACGATTGCACTGTCACGACCAGTACCGGCCCTTCCGGTCCCGCGCACGTCGCCGCGTCCTTCAGTTCCAGCCGCGCTCCGCAGAAACATCGAGCGATGACGGGGGGCGCGACGATCTGCTCCAGGACCTCAATCACATCCTCTGCCGCCGCCATCGCAGGGCCGATCTCGTCCGTGTCATTGCGATGCGCGGCTACGATGTCCGCGAGTCGCATCGCGATCCTGGCTTTGTCGAGCATCTTCTTCCCCTCTACACTTTCAGCCGTGGAGGCTTACGCATGATCCTAGCGGCGCCGAGCTCCACGCCGAGAAGCTGAGCGGTGCTCCTGACCAGCGCTCCGTATACCCGGGCCGTCTCCAAATCGATCTGCACATTCAGCAGCATGGTCGAAACGACGTTGACTTGGTGCGTCAACTCGCCCACCGTGCTTGGCTGCGGCCAAGGACTTCTCGAGCCTTTTGACTGCGAGCCTGAGAGCATGGACTTCGGCAGGAACAACTTGGCCTGTCCTGGTTTTCCACTTCCAGACCCATCGCGCACGTTTCTCGGGGTTCCGCGCTTGGTAGGCGATGACGGCTTTCCTGTGAGCCTTCCCGACTTCTGGGTCTTTCCTGTAGGATTGGGCATAGCACCTCGGGCACGGGCCTGTCAGGGACCGCTTATGCTTCCTTCCGCACTTGGGGCACATGGGAATCCTTAGTCCCCGCCCACCCATCGGCTCACCCCCGGATGGGTGCCCCTCATGTCAATGAGGGAAGGTGGGCGGGGATGTCCTACTGGCGGGCCTTCGTCTTTCGGTCCTGAATGAAATCGAACCCATGAGCCGTCACGATTGCCGGCTCATGGTCTTCGTTCACTGCTTGACGAGCTCGGGTGGCTTCGGCGGCGGTGTCGGCCCGTCCAGTGGTCCGGCCGATAGCCACGACAGCTTTCTCGTTGTCCATTGGGTGATGCCTCCCTGTGCGCTCTGAAGCCGGGATACCTCCATGGACATGCTCCCACTATCAACGGCTTCCTGAACGAGCAGATCCAGGTCAGCCGGTCCATTAAGGTTCCCCGCTCTGGTGTCCTGGACCATCGTGATGAAATCCCCGGACCTCATGCCCCCTCGTTCGGCTACGGATCCAGCGCGAACTCTCTCGACATAGAACCCGAAGGCAGAAGTGAAGCCCATGCGGTCGTCAGGCGTGGCCAGCCGAATCGTGACATGGCGCTTCATGGTGCCGGGGCCTTCTGGGGCTGACAATACCAGTAAGTCCGCGGCCTGCCACAGGGCCTGCTCGCGGATCTGGCTTATGAAGTCTTGGAAGCTCACTCGGTCCCGGATTCCGCGTCCGCCCGTGGCGAGGATGACATCCCCGGGGCGCAGGCCTGCCCGCTCGGCAATGGAGCCAGCCTGCACATCACTGACAATCAGAACCGGAGAAGAGTTGATACCGAGCCGAGCCTCATAGGGGCGAGCATTCACGCATTCGGCGGCCATGGCCGCACCGCACAGAGACGCCATCGCGATCGGGACCACCAGCCATTTCATGGAAACCTCCAACTTCAGGTCAGTTTGCGACACAGGAATTGCAGGGCGAGTGCCCACCATCAGACGTTCGGCAGTCCCCGCAGCATGCACCGGCTCCGGTGTTGTAGACGCAGCTTTGGTTTGTACAGGTGTAGTAGTAGACGGTCCTGCAGGTGACGGTGCCGTCACTGCTGCCGGTATCAGGGCCGCGCGTGATCTTCCTCTTGGACGCCCCGCCAAGATTCTCGATGGCCATGGATTGTGATGCGATGAGCAGAACACAGACGAGGATCGCGAACCAGCGCAGCCTCACAGAGCCTCCCTTCAGCCGACGTTAAAGAGTCCACTTCCTATTGGGACACAGTTCCTGGTCGTGATTGTTGCTGGTGCCGGTTGTAACCTCTTGGCGATCGCAATCAAGTGGCTTCGGAATGAACCGCCTAGGGCAGCCAGCACCCTGCCACAGCCAGACGTAATGCTCTAGCATGTCCTCCTTGGTGCAGCCACGCTTGAGATATGGGGCGCTGCAAACATCCCAGAAGGAATCGAACTCGGCGAGCTGCTTGCTAGAAGGGCGCTTCGAGGTCATCGCAGATCGCCTTGTATTTGCCCTTCGTGACTTGCTTGGTGGTCCCGAATCCGAAATCCCGCACCAGATTGTTTAGCTTGCTCTTGGCCCATTCGGAATCCATGCCTTCTTTCTTGGCCCTGGCGAATGCTAAAGCCCACATGCGACTGTGTTGCCCTTCCGAGATAGTCTCGCCAGGCCCTTCCTCTTGATTCTGTGGCGCTGGCTTAGGCTGGCGTGGTGCAGCATCCTCATCGGCATCGCTGGCTTCGGGCATGTCTTCCATGTCCTGAGTGAAGAAATCGCTTGTGCGTGTCGCCGTAAGAACCGCGTCAATGAAGGCCCGCTTCTTGGCCATCTTCATGATGGTGTTCTCGGCATCATCAGCATCCACCGTCAGGTATTTCTTCTCCCAGTTGTTACAGGTGCCGACGCCCTCGCCAACCTGGATGCCTATTCCATCTGGGCGCGTCCGATGAAGAGTGCAGCGATAGGAGTATTTGATGTAGCCCCGGCAGTCGCCTTTCTTCTCGTACTTCTCCCAGTGCTTGGTGGCCGTGCGGTCGTAGACGCGCTCGGTTTCCTCGAAACGCGGGTTCATGCCATGGATATTGGTGAGCAGTTCGGCCCCCGGTTTTAGCAGTGTGGGCTTCCCGTTGGTGCCGGGAATCTTTCCATAATGAGTGCCCACGACCATCTGGCTTTGGATAAATCCCTTCATGGCGTCAATGCGGGCACCCTCGAAGGCGATGCGATCCCGGAAAGCCTGAATATCTAGGCTTTCATCCGCCTCCCGCCTGATTAGCTGGCCCTCTAATGGGGCTTCGTTTGTGAGCCCTGCGGTGCTGGACATTACTTCACCGCCGCAATCTGCCGGGCAAGTCGCTGAATCTGGGTCTTCACATAGCTCAGGTTGCGATAGATCGTGTGCTCATCAAACATGCGATACTGCGGAAGCGAATGGTACTTAGGGGCAAAGTCCTGGTAATGGGCACAGTCAAACCCAAACCACCAGACATGATCGTCTTCGCCAGACTGAACCACATGGCAGATCCCATGCTCGCTCTCGGTGCACTTGTCGGAGTAGGTGAGTCCGCCATGCACTCTTACTGTCGATCCGGGACCATGATCGCAGTAGTCCTCGCCGCACGTCGGCTTCTGGGCGCACGCCGAATAATCGACCCCGAACCATGGGTGACCCCTCGCGACTCCGACGTAGCCACAGAGCGCTCCCGCGGGTCCGCGCACGATGAGGCAAGGAAGGCCCGTCTCTTCGTCCTGCCACTGCATCTTATCGGGCTCGTTCTGCCACTCTCCAGGCCCCCATTCAGACTTGTCTGTGAAGCGCCATTCTCTGGTTTCCATCACTGTGCCTTTCTCAGCGCATCGCGCCTGCGAGCTGCGTCAAGAAGTTGACGGAGGCGCTTCGAGATGGCTGGACGTGTCTGCACGATTCCTGTTTCCCATCTGATGACCGATCTCTCCGAGGCGAAAACGGCACGCCCAAGCTGTTCATGTGTCCAGCCTCTGCGCCGACGCAACTCTCGAATGTCATGAGTAGTCAATGAATCCTCCGATAGTAAACGGGAATATGCTCCCGTCAGGTGTCATTGTCAAGGGGAAAGAAGGGGTGCCCCGGGTTTCCCCGGGGCTCTCTCTCACGGCCTCTGGCTTCTACTCACAGAATTGGGTGTGAGGCCGGTGGCGCTTAAATGGAATCTACGCCGAGGGCCGTGAATGCGCAATGAAAAAGGGCCCCAAATCTCGGGGCCCCTGGGCACGGAGGTGCGGTTAGCTTAGGGGAGCGGATCGCCTTCTGCCACGGACGGGCCGATGACGATTCCGAGGGTTGCGGCTTCGGGTCGGCTGGCCGCCACAACGGTCACGTCGATGGTGTCGATGAGGTCGCGCAGTTCGCCAGCATCCAGGTCTGCGTCGGCGTCGATATTCACCGAGGCGGTCCCGGCCTTCAGGAAGTGAAGCTGAAAACTGAGACCGTCGGTGGCGAGGTCTGAGACCGACACCACGGCGTCATCGGTACTCGTCACTGTGACTGGGTGGTCGGTCTGGTCAATGGGGGCTGGGTCGTTATTGCTGTCGGCCGGGTGGAGACTGACGAGACACTTGTTTCCTGCGGTCTGGCTGGTCACGAGGTTCATGCGGATGGCTCCCTTGGTTGTAGGTAAAGGCTTCCCCTCGGGCACCGGTGGGCCGAGGGTCGTGTTCAGAGTGACGGCTTCTCTTCTATTCAAAAGCTCAAGGATCTTCTTGAGCAGCGCTTCGATCCGATCGAGCTGGCTCTTACGGCGGCTGGGCTTGCGTCCCGGCTCGCCCGTGAATTTCGTCTCGCCGAGCAGCTCCTTGCAGTCATTGAATTCTCGGTGAAGGTCCTTCTCCCTCATAGCGTATCCTCTTCCGTGTGGTTTTAGGCGTGATGGAAGCCGCAAGGCCAATGATCTCACCTTCAGCCGAGAAGCGCTATGGGGCGAACACCCTACTTCCTGGTGGAGGGCTGGACTATCGTGCCTCCGGTGACATCATGGTCCTTCGCGAAGGTACCGAGCAGGCCAACCAGAATGCCCAGGAGCACGACCATCCAGTTGATGTTGCCGTCCGGGCCGAACCAGCCTACCGTGGTCACTCCGACGATTGCCGCCACCCATCCTAGCACCGTTGTTTTCCAGTTCTTAAGCATCAAGGCTCCTTTCAGGATTTAGACGCGCTTCCAGTAGGCGTTGCTCAGGACTTCCATTTCCAACTCCGCATTCCAGGTCTGCCCGGCATTGTCTTTCATCTCGTGCCAGGACCTGAACGGACCGATGGCGCTTCCATAGATTGTGATGATTCCAGCCGTGTCTACCTCCACCGTGACCCCGGTCCGTGGGTGAGTGAAATAGGCCGGCAGCTTGGCTCCAGTCCGCGAGTGCCAAGGCTCATGTTTTCCGTGCTTGGTCACCGGGTTATCAGCCAAGTGATGATGGTGACGACTCCACCGCCGAGCAATGATGCGGCACCAGAAACCACCGCAATGCGCCCGAAGATGTTTGCTTGGGCGTTCTCCAGTGCCCGGATGCCCTTGGTCAGATCGTCCATCTTCGCCTCAAAGACCTCCCGCGGCACATAGCTGCTCTGCATCTCGCGGAGCCTACCGGCCTCGCCATTCAGCTCAGACAGGCGCCGCATATTTTCTGCGTGCTGATGGGATAGGGCAGTGTCTCTCCCCTGGAACAGAAGATCCGTGCGGTCCTTGTTGGCCTGAATCTTCTCTGGGAGAAGTATCTCCAGGATCGCCACCCTGGACTCCAGGGAGTATTTGCAGTCATCCCCATTCCTCACCTTCCGTCGACCCTCGGAACTTGGACATTGCTGATGCTGCTGAAGACTCCAAAGACGGAGAGCAACCAGAGGACTACGGCGATGATCACCACGACGTTGACGATCTTCTTGATGTTCGCGTCCAGGGGAATGTAGGTGTTGACCAGCCATAAGCAGATACCGACAATGATCAGCGTGATCACCAAACCGATGAGAGACATGGGGACTCCTATGCGTCGAAGGTCCAGCCGCGCATTACCTGAACGTGGATGTGCTCATTCGGCTTGCCGCGGTCCTCGATCTGGGCAAAGAAACCCGAGCCCAGCATCTGAGACAACGTCAGCAGAAAGCGGTCTTTCACGTCTTCGGCCAAGTCATGGGAGCGGATGTCGACGGCCTCGTTCGTGAAGTGCCGACTCAGCGGAATGGCGCTGTGGGTACTGTCATTGGCGGAGGTGATGTCGAGCTGGCCGCCAGGGAACCACTCCGGGAAGGCCCGGGCGATGTGAATCAGCACATCCAAGATCCGGACAAGGCCCCAGGTGAAGCCTTTGAATACCACGCCCTCTTTGCAGATCACCTTCACGCTCATGCGGCATTCCCAGTCAGCTTGGCGTCATGCCTGGCCTTCCACTGTATGGCCATCTCGTTCTGGGCTCTCTTCCGGAGTTCGGCCTCTTCCTCAGACGTGGAGCGCCGGTCCTCGGTGATGGCCTTCACGAGCTGCGCCGCAGTCAAGGGCATGGATCCAGGCTCCTGTTCCCGGCCTCATCGACAGCTTCCACGGGGGCGGGATTCTCGGGACTTGGCCAAGGCCAGGCGGATAGCCCGCCGATCGGGGGTGTGGGGAGCAGCGGCCCGGGGTTCAGCACGGGGTCAAAGGTGGTGGAGACCGTCGTGCCGGTTCCTGGGTCCGGTATGTCGGGGGTGAACCGGATCGGGGTTCCTGGCAGAGTTATCGTGCAGCTGTAAGGCTGGCCTTGGTCATCGAGACAGGTGGATTCGGAACTCTGGCGCATGGTGGCCTGGAAATAGTAGTAGGAGGTCGTCTCTGGGGCACCGAGGCAGTCGACTGTCACGCGGTCCCAAATCCACAGAGAGAGTAGCAATGAGAGAATCATGGTGTAGCCTGAGATGGGCCGATGCGCCCCTCGAGTTTTCTGATGCGCCGCTTCTCCTTACGAGCCGCCACGGTCCCAGAGACGCCCGGGGCGATGAGAGACTGCAGGGGCGCCGTGAGCTTTGCCGCGGGACGAGCGACAGCGCCGCGGATGAGCTCGAGGATGGCATCGAGACCCTTAGCGGCCATGCGCTGATCAGGGCTGAAGGCCCGCTGCTGGGCCAGCTTGAAGGCCTCTCCCTCCAGGTCGACACCCATCTTCTCCCCGACATACTTGATGGCCCGGCGCTCACCCTCGTTCCCTGGCTTGAAGAGGTTCCGGATGGAGGTCTCCAGGGAGTCGAGCTCCGGCTTGATGGCCTTCTCGGCAACCTCGCGCTTGGACAGCTCGGCGAAGATCTTGTCGGTCAACTCCCGCGCTTCGGCCGGCAACTTCGAGAGAAGGGCTTCCTTGATCTGGGGCCGCACGTTCGCGAGCGCTTCAGCGAGGGCTGCATCCTTCGGTTCGCCGGAGGCTTTGTAGATTCGATTGTCCAGTTCCTTGGTCAGGAACTCATCCACTTCGCTGGGGGTCAGGTCGGGTCGCACCTGCCGGATCACCTTGGCCGGGGTCCCGGCCGTAGGCATCCCTGGCTTCTGCCCGGCATAGGGATT